CTGATACCAATGCAGCGTATCGCTTGAGCTTTGTCGGTGGTTGGACTCACTCGGCAAATGGTGCTTTGCCCAATGGAACCAACGCATATGCTGACACCTTTTGGATAAGCACACAGCAGAACTCGGCGAGCTTGTCATTCTATTCGCGAAGCAATACCACTGGATTGTTCCATGAATACGGAAGCGCTGTCGGGCCCTTTACTTATTTGTTGTTAAGGTTTAACAATTTGATATATGCGACAGTGAATTCATCTTCCGACAATACTGTTGCAAATACGGATTCACGTGGATTCTATATGATTTCTCGGACTGCTTCGAATGCGGTTAAAGTTTACAAAAATGCTTCAACAATAATAACCGGATCCACAGCCAGCTCAGGGATTCCACCCTACAATATGATTATTTCTGCTTGGAGGCAATTTCCCGGCACAATTGTTCGCTACTCAAATCGACAGTGTGCATTTGCCACATTGGGCACAGGATTAAACGATACCGAATCCGCTAATCTATACACAGCGATTCAGACACTGCAAACCACATTAGGACGGCAAGTATGATAACAGTATACCAATTAACACCCGAACAAGCCGAGCAATTACGCGGCGTTCAATATGTCGCAGATATGACATTCAACCCTATCGAAGATGCGAATGGCAATTGGATAATAAGCGGCGAAGAGGTAAGCAGCACAACCATCGAATGGGTTAAGCAATTGCCAGCGATTGAATATATTCAAAAAGAAGTATTACCTTTGTAAAAACTTACCACTATGGCAGGCGTAAAAGTAACCGACCTTACAACCTTAGCAACGGCAGCAAACGATGACATCATGTATATCGTTGATACAAGCAGCAACACCAGCAAGCAAATCGAGGTGCAGAACATCTACGCGGGTATGCCGCAGTTTGATAGTGGGAGTTTCACGCCTACACCATCTGACGAGGTGGATTGCACTGTAACACCTATTCAGGCATTCTACCAACGTATTGATAACATTGTAAATTGCAGCTATTATTTACAGGTTGATTTAGCCACAGGAGAAACTTTGGGCTCGTTCAATTTAACGCTTCCAGTAGCATCTGATTTCACGCAGGCTAAACAGCTGTTCGGTATAGTAGCGCATAACGATGACACTGCTGAATTAACTCAATGGGGGCTAAGTGCAGACACCACAAATAACAAATGTTCGGTAACCATTAAAAGCTCAACGACAGAATACAGTTATTCGTTTATTTACATAGTAGCTCAATACGAAATTTTGTAATGCGCTCCACCTCAATTCTCGGGCTTAATTTGATTAAGAAGTACGAGGGATTGAGGCTCTCAAGCTACCTATGCCCAGCCGGAGTGCCGACCATAGGCTACGGCTCGACACGATACCCGAATGGAAAGAAGGTAATCCTCGGCGAAAAGCTGAGCGGCGAGAAGGAAGCAACGCAATTGCTACTATCCACGCTTGACCCATTCGAGTCAGCCGTCAATAAGCACCTACCTAACCTTAACCAATGCCAGTTCGATGCGCTTGTGTGCTTTGCCTACAACGTAGGGACTGGCGCGTTGGTTAAGTCCACGCTACTGAAGAAAGCAAAAGCCAACTCAGCCGACCCGAGCATCCTCGATGAATTCCTTCGCTGGAACAAGGCAGGCGGGAAGGTGCTCTCAGGGCTGACCAATCGCAGGCGCGAAGAGGCGAATCTCTATTTCTCACTTTGTAATATTTAGCGGCATCTTGCCCCAACGCCGCGCTGGCGTGTGCGTATATTAGATATGCGGAAAAGGGCTACCAAACCAAGGCGGATTATTGATGTGATTGTGAAGCACTGGCGCGGCACAATCGGTTCGCTTATGATTTTGGTGTCCATCTTTCTACTAATCTTCAAAGTAATAACAGCCGAGACATTAACAGCCATCATTGCAGCACTATTAGCAGCAGGGTACATACCAAAAGCAAAAAGCGATGCAACAGATTAGAAGAGATACAATAAAGGTGGTTCGCCATAATAAGGTGAACATCGATGAGATGCAGTGGCAACAGCCCGATGTGGACACCTCATTCGCCCAGGCGAATCGTGAGAGCTTTCACGCTGTGATGGCGCAGCCGCCAAAGGCGAAAGTGCTCACAGCATTCGACACGATTCAGCCGTGTGATGTATCTTTATACCCAGCCGCCACGTATTACATCCCGAAAACTCACGCTGTAAGAAACGAGCCGGAAATGCCAACGCCTATGAATTACGATATACTTGCAAATGGAATTGTGCTGACCTTCACGATGCTGCTTACCATCAAGTATGCGCTCGGATGTGTGCCTGCGTGGCGTTCATTAATTGCGGATTTACGTTCGGTTTAACGTATCTTTGCAGCATGGCATCGCTGCACATCCTTGAGTCATCAATTGACCTCTTCTATGTGATCACCGACAGGGATGGCAACATCGTCACCACGAATGACCTATTCCGCGAGTACTCCAGCCACATAAAGCCCGGCAATATCCTCGACATCGCAGCGCAAGATAGCGACCGCGATGAACTGCTTGCAGCCATTCGCAAGGCGCAAAGCAAATCGCCTGACCCGATTCGGGCCTATGCAAAGACTAAGCAGAAGATTGCATCCGAGCGTTTCAATATGTGGAATGTTTACGCGATTGTCGATATGCTGCACTTCATCGGCATTCAATTGGTCGATGTTACTTCCATCAGCAACCACGAATATGAACGGCAAAAGATGCTTCTCGAAGAGTTTAGATTCACCCTATCGCACGAACTTCGTCAGCCGTTGACATCGATTGGCGGCTTGGTGAAGATGATAAATGAGCATACGTGGGCAACCGATCAGGAGCGCGATGGGGTGATGAAGATGCTCGAAGATAGTGTTGAAAAGCTCGACAATGTGATTCGGCTATTGGTCAAAAAAGCAACAAGGCAACTATGAGCAACCTACCGGCCACCGATTGCGAATGCGATGAGCGCTTGGTAAAGGTGCTGGCAGTTTACATAGCCGAGAAGTCGATGCCGATTAAGGTGGCGGGCGATATATTGCTCAACGAGCTTAGAGATAAGAGCACGTACCTCAAACGATTAAACGAACTGATAAAATGCAGCAAAGCAACGTAACCAGTCTCAGCCTGTTGGCAATATGCCTATTTCTTTTGCTGCTATTGATGCGCACTTGCGGAGCATTAGGCGAGGCTGAAAGCAATGCGATGTATCTCGATTCGCTCAATAATGAGTATGTGGTGCGCATCAATCAGGACAGCACATGGATGTACTCGCAATCGATTCAGCTGGCAATTGCAGGGGCAAGGATTAAAGCACTCGAGCTGCGTGAGCCTGAAGTGGTGATACGCTACCAAACGCGGACCAAGGTGGTGACGCAAATAGAGCTTGGCGAGACCGTGTACATTGACAGCTTTCCGCACCTTCGCCTGCCGCGTTACTTCCATCGGCCGGGTAAGTGGCTCGAGATAGGTGGGCAAATTAACCGCTTAGGACGGCTTCAGTTGGACTCAATTATTATTCCTGTAAGTTATACCGTTGCAATCGGAGATACGTTGCGTAAGGGCTTCCTATCGCGTAAGCGTGATAAGGTTGTAAGGCTTGGCATCGATAACCCTTATGTGACTGTTACCGGAATGAACAATATAATCGTGGCCCAGCCGCCTAAGAAGTGGTATGAGACACGCGCATTCGCTTTCGCACTTGGTGGCATTACAGGATTCGCAATTGGTCGCGCAAAATAATTGCGTTGTAAATCAGCGCTTTATAAATTAATTTGCTTTTTTCTTTGTTCGTGTATTGCAGGTTCAAATAAAGTTTGTATGTTTGCAGTGTTAAACAATCACACACTTAAACATTCACACCATGAGAACAGTAACACTACAAATGATTGACGAACTAACAGGCGAAACAGTTAGCAGAACAATCGACGCAACCAACGCATACTCTAACGGAGAATATTGCTGGGAGCTTAAAGGCGAAAACGAGCAACGTAAAAATTTAAACGATTGGATTTTAGACCGTGGCAATAAACAGCACGAAACTATTTTAACCCTTGTTTCTTGGTCATTCAACTAACCACCACGGGCGGCTAACAACCGCCCTTTCATCTTAAACTTTCAAACCTTTATACACTTACACAATGAACACAATCACACAAATTACCGCAATTACCAAGTCAGGCATGAACCTAATTTGGCACGAGACGATGAACGATTTCATCGCTTACGAACTCGAGGTTCCAAACACCGACCTCTCAGAGCTTCCAATCGCAAAGGCAAAGGCAGCACAGTACCCACTAATCGTTGAAGTATCAGCCGTCATAATTGATGCCGACACTTACCAACTAATCGAAGTAATCAAGTAATTTTTTAAACCTTTATACACATGGACACAAGTACCACTTTTCAAAACTACGAGCGCACAGAGTTCTACCATTACGATCACCTCAGCGGTGTTATGACCTTGCTCGTTTCACACGGATGCCAAAAGGGCATTCACACACGCTGCGATTCAGGCGCAGCAAATATGGCGCGTAAGTTTCACCGCGAGCAATTCGAGGGCGTACCAGCCGAGCATCGACTATTCGAGCCACTATCTCGCGCTGATTACATTGATAGGTTTACCAGCGTAATCGATGGCATCAATCGCGATTTGATTCACTCAATGGAATCCGATAACCTTTAATCTTTAACTATTAAACATTTATATCATGGCTTTAACAGCACCAATCGGCGGTTCATCGAATCGCCAAATCGCACCCGAAGGCAGCTACCCTGCACGCTGCTATCAAATCATTGACCTCGGAACCACTGAGCAGGGCGGTAACTTTCCCGGTAAAAAGCGAAAAGTTCAATTCCTATTCGAGCTACCTACCGAGCTTGCAGTATTCGATGAAGCTAAAGGCAGTCAGCCGTACTACGTGCGCAGCATCTACACGCTTTCGATGAATGAGAAAGCATTACTACGCCGCGACCTTTCGGCGTGGCTTGGTAAAAAGTTAAGCGATGCCGAGGCAGCAAAGCTCGACATATTCAAGATGCTCGGAAAGACTGGCATGGTTAACATTGCTCACGTAACGAAAGGCGAGAATACCTACGCAAACATTATCAGCTTCGCGCCGCTGATGAAGGGCTACGAATGCCCAGCAGCAATCAATGAGGCATTCACCTACACGCCAACCGCGCACGATCAAGAAGTATTCTCGAAGCTGCCCGAGTTTATTCAGGATAAGATTAAAGAATCGGATGAATACATCGCAATGAGCCGCAACGAGCAAAGGTCAGCGTTCAATAAACCGCCGCAAAACATTGAAGAGCTGCCGGACATTGACGATATCTTTGGGCAGAAAGCGGCGAATGATTTACCTTGGGATTAATTGAAATAAATAAGGGGCGGTAAAGCGCCGCCCCTCTCACACTAATAGAAACAAACATGAACACTTTGACAAAGGTACAAATACCAATCGAGAAAATATACATCGCGATTAATTCGCCTAAAACATTAAACGCGCAATCTCTAATCGCTGCGAACAAAGGTATACTGATTAACAACGTGAGTGAATACAACGCAATGACTGCCTGCGTTAAGGAGGTAAGCGATGCAGTTAAGGCAATCGAAGCAGCGCGTAAGGAAGTAACAATGCCGCTCGATGCTTTCAAAAAGGAATTGATGAAGCTCGAAAAGGATAGCATCGCACCGCTCAACGAGTTTATCGAATCAGCAAAGCAGCGCATGGTGGATTACCATGAGAAGCTCGCAGTTGAGCGGGCTGCGGCTGAAGCAAAGTTGAAAGCCGAAGCAGAGGCATCAATGCGACAAGCTGAATCAATAGGCGATATTATGGCATCGTTTACTGATAGCCTATACACTACCAGCGTTGAGACGAATCACACTAAGAACGTGCGCACAACCATTAAGGCGCGCACCAATGGCGAGGTGGACTGGTTGAAGGTGCTATCTGTTCAATTCGCATTCGGCAACCTAACCGCTGAAGACCTATTGACCGGGCTTCCGAAAGCGATGAAGGAGCTCGGGGTGGATAGCATCGATGGCATTGAACTTTACGAAACTAAAACTCAAATAATCAGATAATCATGGAAACAAATCAGAAAAGCAAACTTTTTGCTGCAATGGCAACAAGGCCAACGGTCTCAATTAAGAAACACCTTGCCGAGCAAAAACAAGAGCAAGAGCAAAAGAAATCAACAGCGGCCATTAGAGGCGTACTAAAAAATGGAAATGCTTATAAATTTACAAAGTATAAGCATGAAGAAATCATAGCTATGCTTGAAAAGGTAAGACAAAAAACGCCTTTTAGCCATAAAAATTTTAGTGTTGCCCTTGGATTTGGTTCTTCTACATATAGCAACTGGGTTGTAGGTTCGCGCTTTAGCCGAAAATCATATATTCAAGTTATGCAGAAAGCAGCCGAAATTAATGAGCAATGCAATAAACAAGGTCAGCTATCGCTTGGGGTTGAAAAGCCTACCTATGGCGTAATAACACTCGAAGCCGCAATTCAAATGGTTAAGGACGCCGGATATAGGGTTTACAAACGCATTGAAAACTGGGAGGAAATCTAATGAAAATCAACGAAAACTCAGCCTACATTGAGGACACTTGCGGCAATAGGATAATCGTAAATCGCAACAATCAGAGGTTAACCGTATCGATTCAATTAGCCAACAACGAATTAAACCCGAAGCCGAAATACATCGGGGACATCGACATGACCAGCCGCACGTTAATCGTTAAGCGCAGCCGGATGAAGCACTTGCTAATTAAGCGCAATGCCTATGGACTAAATCATAAGCTAATCACAGAGGCAACGCGCTTCGATACGGTGCGCATCATTGATGAATTCTCGACATGGAACATACCGCGTGAGTTTATCGTTGAGCACGGCCAGCCTTTACTCTTTACAAGGTACTGCCATGAGCTGCAAATATTCATATCACTTGAACAGATTGAACAATTCAAAGAATCCAAACAACCCAAAGAACAAAAGCAATGAAAAAGAAAACAGCAACAGACTATTTCTACGATCGTGTCATCAAGATATTCATTGAGTACCATGAAAATGACGAAGCAAATGTAAATTTCAGCGAAGCAATAACCGAGGCATTCGAGCAGGCAAAAGCCATGGAAGTACAGCAAATTACTGAAGCATTCAATGAAGGTGCACTCGATTCTCTGCAATTAGGAAAAGAATATTATGCCTTTGTTTATGACACGCGAACAATACATTAAGCACCCAGCAACGAGCGCGAGCCGTATCAAACGCCACTATACAGGCGATATAAGCTACGCACAAGCCGCGCTCGATGCCGGTGCTGCGTTTCACTTTGACCTACTCGAACAGCCATTCATTAAGATGCCTGAACCTGTGCGCAATGTTTACACAGCGATTAACGAATTGCCGATGCTTGCGCGACTATTTAATGAATCTGAGCACGAATACATAAAGCTCGGAAGCATTGAGGTAAACGGCATTGAGCGCGAGGCGAAGGGAATGATGGACTTGTGCTGGATAAGCGAGGGTATTATTGCCGATGTTAAAACCACAAGCGCGCCAACGATGCAGGCCTTCGCCGAGGATATGATACGGCACCTCAACCACGTTCAGGCGGTATGGTATTCGATGCTAATGGGCTTCAACCCTGCGAACTTTTACTACATCGGCATACCGCCAAAGGTCAAGCAGTCTGGTAAGTTCAGCGACCTCTACCTATACCGGCACAATGCGCTCGAGATTGAGAACGCGAAGCAGTTAATAAGTAAATACTTCGAGCAATTATGAGCGCTGCACCTGACTTAGGCAACCTGAGCGAGTTCATCGACCACAACTATAAGAACGTGGCATCGTACCTCATGGCTTGCGGTTTCGATTATTATGAATCGAACTATAAATATCGGAAGTTCTACAACGATTATGAGAACAATCGCTGCATCGTTATTGACCTATACGATGATGCTGAACGCCTTAATAAGGTCGAGCTGGTACGAATGATTGATAAAGTGTATTCGAGATGAGAAAGGCTAAAGAATCAGATATCTACTTTGCAATCGCGAAGTTTATGAAGCTAAAGCACCCGAGAGTACTATGGCGCTTCGACTTCAGCGCTGGCGTGAAGATGAGCATCGGGCAAGCGAAATCCCACAAGGGATTGAACCCTCATAGGGGCTACCCTGACCTGTTTATCTGCCAGCCATCGAACGGTTATGCCGGGCTATACATCGAGATTAAGAAAGAGGGCGAACGAACGCAGCGCAAGGATGGCACACTCTACGCCGATCAGCACCTTGAAGAGCAACACGCAATGCTCAAACACCTTAACATGGTAGGCTATAAGGCCGTGTTCGGTATTGGGTTAATGGACTGCATTGAAATAATTGAAGAGTATTTGAGATAAACTAAAAACAAAACTTCTGGGAGGAGTTATAAAACCCGATAAAAACAAATGAATAATTACAAATTAGAACCAATGGTGAAGCATAGTAACCAAGTTCACACGACAACCGATTACTTTTTGTTTAAGCCAATAGACGGCAATCGAAACAAAAACCTCTTACACATCAACAGGCTAAAAAAATCAATGAATCAAAACTATTTGTTTACGGTAATTATTGTAAACGAAAAGTATGAGATTATTGATGGGCAGCATCGGTTTGAAGTAATACAGGAATTACAGCTACCATTGCATTACATTATATGTTCCGGATATGGTCTCACCGAGGTGCATATACTCAATGCAAATTCAAAGACTTGGAACGCTGACGACTACTTAGAGGGCTATTGTAAATTAGGATATAAAGACTATTTGATATTTGCTGATTTCAAACATAAATATCAGATAGGGCACAATGAGTGTATTTCATTGTTATCTAATTGGTCATACTCTAACAGCGACAATACAAAAGAATTTTATGAGGGAAAATTTAAGGTAAAA